GGGATATTGTATAAATGTATTGTTGATGTACTCAAAAAGATTCTTTAATGCTTCTCGTCTATTAACAACAACTGTTTGATTTTTATCTAGTCCAATGCGTTGTTGTAGCGGTAACACATAGTTACCATCAACGTCTAGTGGGGTCACTGGATTCCCCATAGCATCTATGCCGCTTAAACTATCTATTAATTTATTGATAATGCGTTGCGGAATGTTATTGTTGTCATTACCTTCTCCAATTAATTGGTATTCACTGTGAATTAAGTTAGTGTTCTTTAATGTGTCGTAGTCAACGTGCAGAACTGTTGTGTTGCCACTCAACATGTCGGTTACACCATATAAACTTATAGTGTCGTCCCTGACTGCTGCAGCATATGCTATACCTTGCATACTTGGGTTTTCAATGACATCAGCAATAGTACTAACAGTACTTTGATGGTTACTATTTGGTTCTAGACTTGTCTTGCCGGTTACCCAATAATAGTAATAACTAGTATATGCCTTAGTATCGGGATTTACCTTGGTCACAATACAATATGCGCTATTGTCGGGATACACTGGAGTTCCAGTGCCCGAGTAGGCACTAGGCGGAACCCGGCTCTCTACCCACTCGGCAACTTGTATTGTACTGCCCGGGAACATTCTGCCCCAGTTATTGGTTCTATAAGTTAAATCACCTTGCTCATAATTTAAATAACGCACTTGGTCAATGTTCCACCAAGTCTTTGACATTTGTTCTTTGCCCCAAAAGAAATCTAAACTGTTGGCCAAATTTGGTACAGAATCAACACCGCCAACTGCATTATAAACAGCCGGATCATAAGCAGTAATGTAATCCAAGTCTTGTTGAGCCGATCCAAGGATTTTACCTTTTGCCGGATCAATATAATCTAAATGTCTTATAATAACATCTGTATCCTTATTGTACAAATAGAAATTACTAACTGTATCAACATCAACTTTGGGCTGCTCGGAACTAATTACGTCCCACCCAACATTTCCTGAAAAGTTATTGTATGTGTAATAAGTTCCAGAATTAGTTAACGGCACATAAGCGCCACTTTCGGGATCAATGGTTAATGTGCTATCATCGCCAGGGGCTCCAACCAACATAGTATTGGCATTCATTGCAATACTATAACCAAATTGATCATTCTCAACTAGGCTTGTATTTTGCAATCGTTGTACAAGAACATATTGATCTTGTGCAGTACTTGAGAACGATCCATTTACTAATCCGTAAACATACACCGAGCCAGACCCCTCAACGGTGTCTGCGAATGTAGTCGACTCATAGTCAAATGACGTTAAATTTTGGTTAGCAAGTGCCTGTTGATCAAATGTTACCGTATTATATGTGCCGCCACCAACAGCCGATACCACAAGGATTGATCCATCGGGACTTGACACTACTTGGCTACCAAACGAATTTACGTCGTCGGTTGCAGGATGCATTATTGCCTGTACATTAGAATATACGTTGAGTCCAAGATCTGCAACAGCAGTCCCTGGGCCAGGAGTGATTACTAACTTTTGGTAAGGTGTTGTTACATTACTTGTGATCGTTAAATTACCGCTGGCAGTTACATTGGCAGTTACTCCAACAATATTTGCACTATTAATATTTGTTGCAACAACTGTGGCATTGGTACCGGTAAACGTAACATTGATACCGTTAATACGTATGCTGTCGCCAATGGTTACTGCGGGGGTAAAGTTTGTCCCGGTAATTGTACCGTAACTGGCTCCTTGATTTACAAATCTGTAAACAATACCACTGTAGTACCCGGGAACGCTATATCCAGGACTTGCAACATATACATCTGCATCGTTACCTGAAATATAAGTTGTTAGACCAAAAGCAGCGCCACTGGTAGGAACTGGAGATGTTATCTGTTCCAGTAATTGAATCTTATTGGTCTCAATATTGATAACGCTGCCAATTACAGGTGCGCTTGAGAACACCACTGCATTGGCATTTGAGGTAAACCCACTGGTTAAAACATTACCGTTTAGTGTTACTTTCAGTGTACTAGACGTAACAGGATACTTGGTTAAGTAAACATTGCCGTTGGCAATAAATGTTTCTACGCTACGATCATATACATAAACTGCACCTGCGGCCATTTTACCATTGACAGTTTGATATGGTGCGCTGATAACTGTTTGACTTGCGTCGCTGGTTGTTTTTACCGTACGGCCAAATTGATCGTATGCCGCGCTGCCCACAGTAATTGTGTTAGCATAACTATAATAACTTGTAGTATTAGCATGGTACACATATACATTACCTGCATTGGGTGCGCTGACAAATAACCAAGTGCCATCAGCACTGGTACTTACACTAGTGCCATATGCATCGCCTGTGTTACTGCTCCATGGACTTGTTATTGTTTGTGTTCGAGTAAATGCAGCGTTTCCATTGAATTGGTATACGTGTACGCGACCGTACTCGGTGCTACCATTGCCAGGTGCGCCAACATATAATAAGTTACCACTTATATCTAGGCTTGTACCAAATTTAGTAACAATGTTGCCACTGGTTGCGCCTAAGTTAGCAACTTGTGTTAGTACATTTCCGTTTGTGACATTGGCAACAAATACTATCACGTTGCCCATTCCTACTGCAGGCATTCCGGCCGAGGCAAATGCACCACTGGTGCTGATAGCCGTAACTGTGCCAAATCCAACAGATGCTACGGCGTTATTTGTTGCCAACTTCATGCTAGGATTTAAGTAACTAACATTTCCGGTCCACGGAGTACTCTTGTTGTAAACTGCCCAGCCGTTGACTGCGGTATCATGATCTACCCATAACTTGTCGTTATCTAACCAGCCCTGGGGTGGAGTGATGGTACTTATATCTGTACTTGCTACAATTCGAGAGCTCTTTAATTCAAACAATGTACCTGTGCTAGATATCTGCAATGCAGATTTAAGTTTTACTGCGCTCTCGCCAAAGAATACAACATTGAATTTATAAGAACTAATAGTTGAATAGACTCGATAAACGCCGTCAACTCTTACATCAAAGCCTTTGATAACAATCAAACTTCCGTACGATAAATCATGTGGTTTATCAACAGTCACAGTCCCTATATTGTCAACACTATATGATATATCGATAATTGATGAAGTACTTTCGGTTACTCGGTAAACGTTCCAGTCGCCATTGGTATCCTTGGCCGTCCAAATGGTATATCCTGTTCCCACGACCGATAGATCGGTGCCTAATTGACTATAATTTTTAATATCAAATAATGTGGTTTTAATATCGTTTATGTTTACGTACCCAGCGGTGCCTATATCATTTTCGTAATGACTCTCACGATTCCTATTGTTGTATATTTTAGGAACATAGTTAGTTGATGTTTTGAACAGGTGTGATGGGGTATACCCAATTATTCCATTATCTGCGCTGGCGTTGTTGGGCAATAATGTCAGTGCCTTGGGATTACTATTAAACGTGCTTTCGGGTAGTATAACCTCAACATACTTGTTGTTTTCAAGAGCTCCGTACTCACCAACACGCATACCCCATTCTTCATATAGACTTATCTCACTGGTTACCCCGTTAAAGCCTGCAGCAGTAAATGCCTTGACCGCGTTCATTGTACCTTTTTCGCGAATGTAACCTTGATAAAATTTGGCCTGGGTTGTTACATCGATGCCGAAGTTTGTCAAGTAGTCGCGTGGTTGGAACCCAATGGCGCTACCACTGTATAACTCAAAGTCGCCAAGTAATTCTGGATTATCAACATCATTGAATCTATGGAACTTGTCTGCGTTGTAACTAAAGTTTGGTAATAATCCTGTTTTTATTTCTGTAGAGCTCAACTGTCCCCAATACGACGGGTTGAATACTGTAGATCCAAGTACATCTTGTATAGCAGTATAATTGTTGTTCTTGTAACTGACTAAACTGCCAAGTGCGTAATCTTTGTTTGATTGCCAGGCATCCACAGTGGTGTTATTGTAAATGAACCCCGGTGGGTTTAGTGCGCCAGACCAACTGCCAGTTTTCTTACCAACAAGTTTAAGTCTGTACTGTCTGTTACCAAGTTCAGGCACATAGATAATGTCATTGAAGACTGTTTTGTTATCAAATATTATTACATGCTCATATTCAACAACATCAAGTTTAACAAGCGCGATAGTTTGCCCTCCATTGGCAATCAACTTGAATGTATTGCCTTTAGCCGTACTGTCTCGACTTATAGTTAACTGACTGTACCCAACAAAATTATAACTGGTATCAATTACTCGGCTCTGCATGAGTTGATTTTGAATTTTATCAACTACACCTATTTTAGTGGATAAATTTATAGTACTCAATACTGGACTCAATACTATTACATTTTTTGCGGCCCAACCTTGTTGCGCCCAAGTTAAAAATTCTCTAATGCTTAATAAAAAGTCTCGTTGCAATTGCATGTCAGAGTCTTGTTCTTTGAACTGAAACCCAATACCTTTAAGGTAACGTTGATAGCTCACTAGAAAATCAACGACCTGTTGTCTACTGGTAAACTCAAATCCATACGGAACTGTTACTTTATACTTTTGATAGTTTTGATATACGATACCAGTATCTGTGCCTACACGTATAGGATAGGCATTATTATTTGCTAGACTAGGAATAATCGTAAAGTACGGATAATCAATATCAAATCCACTAACTGTGTAGCCAGTACCTGTACGTTCAACTACAACTCCGCTGTAGGTGACAGTTTTTGTGGGCGTAGATTTATACAACTCTACTGTATAATTCTCTTTAGGAATCATTACTCCACTGTTTTTACTTGACGGACTACTTTGTTCTGCAATCACATCCATAAATGTCTGGTCTGTAAATCCGCCGACTTTATAGGCCAATTGGATGTTGACATTATTTAGGTACTCTGTAAGTTTTACAAACGGGTCAATGCCCTGGTTGCGTAGATAATCACTAATCCAGTTAATATAACTTGCAGCACGTTGGGGTGTTCCATCGACAGTTTTTCCATTGAGTTTAACTGTGTCGGGAGTTATACGTTGTAGTGTATCATTCAATACATATTGATTTAATTCGGTATTTTTATAATAACGACCAACATCAACCAATGACCCGAAATAAAATGCAGGATGACTCAAGGCCAGAGCCTGTTGCATTGCATATGGATAATCACTGCTGCGTCTCCATGCCGACTCAACCGGACCATCGTCGCCAATTTTAAAATTACCACTGGCGCTGTTGCTGTTGAATCTTTTAACCAACATCTCAGTAGGAGCACGTAATCTTCCGGTATCATCTACAGGAATAAAACCGTTAACATTTGCAGTTGTCATTCCGGGTCTTGCAAAGCGAGTGTCAGTGCGACTGTCTCCGTTGTTCCAAATGTACCCATCTTCTAAATCGTGCCATAGAACCAAGTTGCCGCCAGTATATGGAGCAGGCCCGTAGCGTGTTTCCCACCAGCTGGGTTGTTCAGTGAAACCCAGCATTTCCCAAGGATGAGTGTGCGGGCGATCTGTATCAAAGAAGTGTTTATAAATTCCTCTCCAATATCCGGGCAATGCCTCGCCATTGACCGTGTCCATAAATCTATTATAGTTCCAAGTGAATGCTTCACTTGCTACAAAGTAACTATTGGTAATATAATCAACTCTATTACCACCAACCCATTGTAAGAAACTATTTGTTAATAACTGTGTAAAATCTTTAAGATTATAATCAGTGCTACGAAACTTGCCTGGCAAATAATTATAAATGTCAAATACATTTTTTGCATAATCTACTTTAATATTATTATAGATACGTTGCTCAAACTCTAATAACAAATCATCACGGTAGTCACCAAATGCCGGTGTTATACTACCATCGTGCCCTTGTATAACATACATAGGAACTTGGTACGTATTGTCGTATAATTTGGCCGGGGTAAACTTAGGATACAATCCTAATTTTGTCGGAGTCTCTGGAATATAATTCCCGTCTGTGTTGCTGTACTCGTGAAAGGTAAGTACGTCATCAATCGCCAAAGGAGTCAGTATGGTCACGCCAGCCCGGTTTACGTCAAATTGATAATCAATTCCTTTTGTCAATTGTACATTGTTTAGGTAAACTAATACTGCCGTGTTGCTCAATGTAGTGTCACTGAATACACTTGATATTTCGTAATCAACAATTTCACTACTTAATATGGTATAACTAATTGTGTTTTTAATATCTCCATATGGCACCATATCACTATAGTACCAAGAGAATGATTTGTTTTTAACTAAGTTAATATTTTTTAATACGGTGTCGAGTAATACTGGTATGTTGGTATAATCTAATCCAGAGGTTCTTGTACTCAACTCGAGTATTTTATTCTTTATTTTGCTATACTCGTGACGTGCCAAATTAATTGATTTAATAAAATTAGCATCTTTATCGATTAAAAATAATTCACTATATAATACAGGAGCGGCATGTTGTAGTATACTACCGCCTTGTGCTTTAATTGCCACGTCCCTTAGATTACTATCTCCCGGAACCAATCCAACAACCTGTGTGCTATTGCCAACTGCAGTCGTTACGTGGTTGCGTAATTGCCCCAAGGTTAAACTTGAAAAGTTGGCATTCTCGCTGTTTAAATCTAAGTTTTGTGGAATCTCATAATATCCCAATTTACTAACAGTATCGCTATAGATCAATATGTCAATTTGATCTCCAGCAGTTAAATCAGCATCAGTGATGTGGACATAAGAAACTATTCCAACTGTAATCAATTCATAGTAACTGATTAGTTTACTATTACGGTATACTTTAAAATACGGGCTTGTTGTTTCAACATTTTTTGTAATATCAATCTTGAAATAACTATTCTTACCGTCGTATACGCCACCAATTATTTGAAACTGTTTGCTCTTTTCTTTATTTGTAATCCAGATATTACGTAACTTATAAGAAGTCAACGAGTTGTTTTGTTGTAAAGTACCAAGATTATTAATGTTGCGTGTTACTGTTGCTCCGGTATCGTCTACGTAATTGAATGTATCTATATCAAAATTATTATCAAATTGTATATCGCCAATTTGATTAAAACTACGATAACTTAATGGAAACCCCAAAACTGTATCATTGATGCCAGTTCCGTGCTGATAAGAGAAGATTTTTGTACCAGCAAATGTACTATCGGCTAGCGTACTTAAACTATATCCAAGACTGTCAATGACATCAAATACCGGTGCCTGATTGACACCGTTCTTTTGTTGCCCAGCAATCCAAGCGGTGCCGTTGTAATAGTACTCTACTCCTTTATTAGTGCCTTGAGTCACAACCAAGTTGTTGTTGACATCAACTACATAATCGTCAGTGGGCACAAGGTTAATAACATTACTCAGTAAGTTTAATATGTATACAATGTCAACTCGATAAATTTGATTTCGTACTGTTGGATCAAAATCATTGGCAAATGCGATACGCATGTCCTGAGCCAAAACAACACCTCCAATTGTGTAACCTTGCGGTTGTAATTCAACTGTATTTTTAGCATCAGTGATGGTAAAATCTAATATATCTACTGGAACCTTGGCCACACGACCAAAATTGTATAATTGAAGGTCAGCGTCAAATTCAATGATTGGCCTGTTGGCACGTAGATTTTGATTAATTAATGCCGTTGTTTTGTTATATGCAGCAGTTGCGTTGATTACATCAATGTGAAACCAACGGTTACTACGAGTCCAAGGATTTAAGTCTCGACTTCCTCGATTAATTGTGATATAATCTTGCGTGTCTATTCCATTTACTGCATATGGCTCGGGCGTAATAAATGTGTTTACATCTAATAGTCGTATGCCGGTGCCTACTCCATCAACATAGTAGGTATTGTTTGCATAAGATGTAGGCAGTGCGCTACTGTCAAATTTAATCTTTAGACCGTTGGTAAACGTAACCCCGTTTGGACTTTTATAAGTTGTTTTACCCATAATATCTGTGTCAATATCAAAATTAACGTTGTCAACTGTTAATAGATTAAACTGTCCAACAAACTCTGAACCAATTCCGTCTTGATAGAATAAACTAGTTAACGGAGCAGTGATGTTTGGAACTGTCTTATAAACATTATCTATTAGATAGTCGGTGCCTAGATAGTAACTATACTCTGCTCGTGTTAGTCCACCACGCACAAATACTTTTTGTAAAGGGTCTATGGCAAAGGCTTGTGCTAATGGATTTAATGTAACAATGGGGTCAGCGTCATTGTTTAGTGTAATAATCCAAGCGTTGAGTCGGTTCTCAACAGGTATTGTTGTACTGCCCACTGTCCAGTAATAAGGATCAACATCACCATTGACAAAAATCAATGACTTAAGGTTAATTTGTGCGGGTGCGCTTACTCCATCAAATCCGTTTTCTCCTGCAGCAACAACTTCACTTAGTCGTCGACCGTGTATTTGATTATAATGAAGTTTGGTACTTAAATCTGCATTGCCTGCAAGTAGTAGTCGTATATAATAATCTTGTGCAGTCGGTTGTGGTACTCTAAATGTCACTGTGCCAACATCTGTGCCATTATTTTCTACACCAAGGATGTCTCGACTTGATACCGTTGTTTGGTTATTTTTTACTCCGCTGGTTCCGGCAGTTGTTTGTATCCAAAAAGGAAAGCCAGGCTGATCAACAACAAATTTATAAACGCCGCCATAGGCAAGTCTAACAGTGGGATTCTCTACTGATCCAGCAGTGGAAAACAAATAACTACCAGTAACTGGGTTTCGTGTTACTGTAAAAGTTTGTGCTGTGGGTATTTCTGCGCCGTATACATCAACTGAGTCGGGGCCGGCGGTCAACCAGTAGTACTGATTAAAGTTGATGAACTTGTCAAAATCAAACAGTCCGTCAAAACTATAATTTTCGCCAGCGAACAAACGGCTTTGATTATCGGTAAGACCACCATAATGTTTAACTTGTTGTAATAAATCAATGTAACTACCAAAGAGTTCAGTTTCTTTTGTAATTCTATTTTTTACAACTACACTAGGCTCAAGTTGATAATTTTGACGTTGAGCAGTAGGTTCTGGTTGATAGTTATCTGTACTTTTAAATGTTGGTGCAAATTTTCGTCCCACATACGCATTGACGTTGCGTAGGTCCGGTTGAGACACCAGCTGATCTAAAGTGGCATTTAAGAACTTTTTATTTGCGTCAGTTTTAAATACTTCAGGTAAAAAATTACTGGTCTTTATTTGTGCCATATTATATAATGATACCTAATCCTGAAAGTGTTTGATTGATTTGTGCAGCAGTAATTGCCGATATAATCTGTACGTTTGTTGCAGTGGCTGCGCTGACCATTATTTCATTTGGGCCAGCATTGATTTGCATTAGTCCGCCAAAAGCAACATCTGTATTGCTTGGTACGATAATAATACTTGCCACGCTAGGTGCCAATGCATTATGTAAGTATGTGCTTAGTTCACTGAAGTAAAACACGTCACCAAAATCCCAATTAGCAGTGTCAAAATATCTGTTAATTGCAGATACTGTGCTACTAATAACATCGTTATCACTGACATTGATATTGGGATTTTTTACAATCTTAAATGTTGCTTGTAAATTAGCAGGTGCTTTTGCCCCAAACAACGGCTTGTAGCGGCCAGGGTTATACACAATAGTATCGCTTAGTGCTTTATAGTTTTCAAGACTTGTAGTTCCACTACCAAACTCTGTTTTTAATGTGTCGTTTGTGGGCAATGCTGGTTCTGCGACTGTGCCTGTGGTATCTTGTATATAAGACAAATAATCAGCCGAGTATTGAGTTGTAAGTATGTACAAGTCCATGATATTGTTAGGACTTGGGTCAATACGTCTATCATTGGGACTATTGTGCCTGTATTGGAATGACATGCCTTGGCGCCCAACCTGTGCCGAATAGTCGGTTAATTTTACAAGAGTTCTAGTGTTGGTTGCACTTATCGACAGTTGCCAGAATTCATTAGCAGTTGTTGCATAAAATATTTGCCCACTTAGATATAATGTCCAATTGGCAGTAATTGCACTTTGTGTAGCATAGGTAGTAACAATAGTATTATTATCCACTGGTGCAGTTGTAATAAAGTTGTCTGTACTGGTAACTTGTTTAAAGAACACATATTTCTTACTGGTATTCACTGTGGGTGCCACTATGTTTGTAAATAAATCTGGATCGTTAGGGACACCGTCATTGTTATCGTCAGGGAATGTGACCAGTATCTGTGTATTGTCTGTGTAACCATCGGTCTGTACAACACTGTCATAAATGTACCAACTTTGATCTCGCCCAATTGGACTAGCACCATCGGGTTGACTATTTGTTTTTAGTACATTGATTTGATCTGTTAGGGTCAATCCAGTCTTACTATCAAATGTGCGTACATCTGGATCAAAGTAAAAACGTGTTTCTGCGGCGCTTTGGAACACATATTGAGTTCCACGATGTACTAGATTGTAATTGATACCGTTATATGTAAACGCCACAAGCCAACTACTGTCTAATCCAGTACCAGTTAAATCTCCCTGGTTAGTTAGGCTAAAATTATCCAAGTTTAAATCTTGTGGTAGTATCACTTGCCAACTTTGTGTTGACACATTGTATGTCAATCCAATATTTTGATAACTCTGTAATTGATTTACTAGTTGTGTAATAAATGTTGCGCTGGGCAACGCAGTTTTAAACACTGGTATAATAGTGTCTACCACAGCATTTGTTGGAATATTTTGACTCAATTGCAACGGATACCCGGCATTGGCCATAACAACCGCGGCCCACAGGTATTGGCTTTCTCCAGTATACACCGGAGTGCCAGTGCGTATTTGATTTTGTGCGTCAAAAAACTTTCCAGTACCTGCAGTAAACTTTAACAATGCACCTGTTGACACATACCTTAAATTACTACTTACCCCAAGTCCAGTTTGATACCGTGTGCTCGATCCGTTTACCAAGTAACCTGTGCTACTGTTACTAGATGCAGTACTACGTGCCCAGTATGTGTTTGCGTAAGTGTAGCGAGGATAATTTTCATAATAAAAATGCAATAGGTCGTTGCCCTCTAATAAGGGATTAACTGTATTATAGATCACTTGATAAATGTCGTCTCTAGTAGAGAAACCAAACACCGTACTTGATTTAGGAGTTTGTTTATATAGTATGCCGTCGCCGCCAAATATATTTGTACTAGAATATTTTCCAGTTACATCCAATACATCTAAGAATCGACTAATGCCCGAGCTTGATCGATTGACAGCCTTGACTTTTAAAATATTACTAAAGTTTGTGTACGGGAAGATGTTGTAGTCTTCGCCAGTGACCATACGATTTTGCGTATAATACTGCGCCGGGGCTTTTGCGCGAATGTTTTCTATACTCTCGCGGGCTTTTGAATTAGATACTGTATAGTGTAAACTTGCAGTAACGGTCAGAGTCTCAACTACGTTGGTTCGACTAATATAGGTAATTGGTATAGTGACGCTTTGAATCTCGTCTGGTGTGATTTTGTATTGACGTCCCACACTAGTTCTGTAGTATAGTCTATAAACACCTTGTGGTATATTGGCAAAACTTCCGTCACCAAATACTAGGTCAATTTGATCATTGTTACGACTATTGATTTGAAATAAATTTCTATTTGTACTTTGATTGTAAATTACATTAATACCAGCAACCGCAGGCACTGCTTTCCAAGGGGTAACTGGTGCACCAGTCACACCAAGCGCATATAGCCAAACATCTTCGTTGTTGATGTTATTAAAGTTGACATTAACAACACGATTGGGCATACTCTGATTTAAATTAAAATTTTCAGTTGCCAGGGTACCTTGTTTAAAGTATAAGAAGTAGCCGGTATTGACGCTGTTATTGCCCAAGTTATCATTACGATAAAGAATATTAAATTTACCAGTAGGTATGGGATTTGGTTCGTATATATAACTCTCGCCACTGCTAGTGGCACTTACTGCTTCAAAACTTAATGCAGAATTTTCAACTATTGCATTAAACCCATAGCGCGGAAGTACTCCGGGTGGTAAATTTATGCTGTATTCATCATTGGAAATACCGCTGATATCTTGTGAATTACCCGGCTTTCCAATTGCTTGGTTATTGACTAATGAGGCATTTAGTATTGTAGTTAGCTGTTCTTGCCAATCGGGGTTAGCAGTATCATTCCAAGAAATCAACAGATTGCTTAAATTTAATCCATTGCTATCGTACACACTTTCAGTGGTACTAACACTGTCAATTTTTAAAAAGCCGCTCGCCCCAGTGTTGCGTTTAGGGTTGTAACTAATTAGTCGTGCAAGTTTTAAAATACTGTCTCGACGTTCAGCAGTGTCGAAGAAATTTTCGCGAGCATTTAGATCTGTGCGAAATGCGAGACTTTGTCCCAAGAATGCAATAAGATCTATTAAGGCAATATACTCACTAGAATCTGTAAAGTCGTTGAAATCTTCAGGGTAGTAAGTACGCAAATAATCAATCATTGATTTGCGTAACGTCTCAAAGTCGTAACTTTGGAAATCAGCCTGTTTAAAAGTTTGGTAAACCCTGGTCCAGTCCTGGTTTACTAATAAATTTGTCTGACGTGTGGTTATTGACATCTAAATATATCCGTTATTATATATTTATTGCAATTTTAAACTACGTAGTTTATTAGTAGACTAACCTGTGGTCAATTTGGCCGAGTTACCGTCAAATTGAAGATTGAGCGAAGTTGTTTGATCGGTGGGTATGTATACTAGATCAACTTCGACTTGTATACCGTGGTCTTGAGTGGTAATATTGATATTTTTCAATCCCATTCTAGGATCGTACCCAACTATTCTTTTGACATCATCGATGATTAATTGTTCCAAATGATCTGTCAATGGTTCAAAAAGCAAACTCCATATCACGCTGCCAAAATTGGGCTGCATGAGTTTTTCTCCCTTGCGTACACTGAAATGATTAATCAAGTCTTGCTTGACCAGTTCCACGTCCGTGACACGGAACTTTTTGTTACGATTAACGGTGCTAAAACCTCGGTATAGTATTTTTGCCATAGTCTAGTATTTATGGACTTACATTGGCCAGCTGGATGTGTACATCGTCTGGTTTGGTAAATGTGCCGCCCCAACGTAGTCCGTACTGTGCTAACTCTACAGTTCTAGAAACTGTTTTAGATTCACTGCTGTCAATGGCCACCCCGCCGTTGTGCGGGCTACCTTTGCCGCCCTGACTAACAGGTTTAGCAGGAGTAGTAATGCCGCCAGCAGTAGGGTTATTTGGTCCTCCACCGGCATTTATCCAACTTTGATATATACGATCTTGATCTGCTTGACTACGGTATGCGCTAGTAATTGTAATACTGCTACCAGTTTTCTTCTTGTAGTCGTCGGCCATTTTAAGTATTCTAGATTTAAAGTCACTGTCCAGTTGATCGAAATTGCTTTGCGTACCCGAACCTTGGTTAGCGAAACGCAATACCGCACCGACCTCAATTCCACTGGTGTTAGGTGTTGCTGATTTTGGTGTTAGCGGTGCTGGTAAATTTGCTATTGCGCTGGCGTACAATAC